CGTCAACATTACGAACACTCTTCATCAAGGAATATTGTGTATTGGTAAGATTCTGATAAATGTAGCTTGTTGCAGCAGAACCGACTGCTTTACCACCCGTTACTGTCCACCCAGCTTGTTTAATCCAATTACCTGTATTATCAAAAGAGGGATCAACAACTAATTCAGAACCAAATGTTTCCCCTGTCCCCGCTGCTTTGATATAACCAGTAATCTTCTTTCCGGCTGAATCAGTAATCGTTAAAAATTTACCAATGCTATTTGTTAAGGTTTTTGCTTTATCAAAATCAACAAAAGCTAAATTAGATACAGCAGAGATGCGCATATTCCTGTGGGCCACACGTGCTTCCAAAGTAGCTACAGGACGATCAACCAATCTACCAGAATAACCCCATTGCGGCAATTCATGAGCAAAGTAAATCAAATTCCCAATGGTACAAGTGATTGCATCAATCTCAGCATCAAACTTAATAAAGCGACAAAGAACATTATTACAATTTAATCTATATTCAGCAGTTCTCCACGCTTGTGTAATGCTCGTCGTTCCAATATACTGCTCGTTTGAAGATTGTTTTGTAATTCCCGCATGGGGACTAATAATAGTTACAACTTCCCTTTTGTAATCATTTTGAGCATTCAAATACTCAACTTCAAATTCTGTTGATCTATCATTGAAAGAAAGAAAAGTTTCCTCAAATGAATCCATTATGATGTTGCCAGCTGTAAACATTTGAACGGGAGTAGTTGGCCGGTCAACTACAACAGAATACTTGTAACCTTTTATTACTATCATCGCACGAGACATTTTACAAACTTCCATTAAACAATCCCACTGCGATCTATTAGAATCAAAACTACCATTGAAAATAAATCGTTTTTCTTCAGCACCAGTCGGCCCTTTAATTGTTTTTAAAACCCCATTACTATCAGTAAAGGTAGTTTCATCACAATAATCTGCCCATACTTTAAATGAAGCTAAATCAACTCGTGCTGGATCTTCCCCATCAAATCGTAAAACATTAGGTTGGTCAGTGTAAGATCCATCATATTTTAAAGCGGTACCATCATCGTCCAAAACTGGCAAAGTCAAAATGTCATAAGCAATCCAAGCGGGATTTGTTGAGTACTCAACAGACCAAGTGCTGCCATTCCAGACTCTAATATATGATCCCTCAACTACAGCAGAAAAATTGAAAGATCCTGACAATTGGTTTGAAGCGATTGCTTCAACACTAACCAAGGCTGTTCGTGGATACGAAAAATCATCATAAATTATTGCGTTAATCTCCGAAAGGTAAACATCATCTCCATAATTTCCCCCTGCCTTTTCAGGAGTTAATAACTTAATCCCAACAGTATATTGACCAGCTTCAAGATTCTGAATTCTAAAAGTTTTTGTAAAAAGTGAAGTTTTTGTATCCGTAATAAAAAATACACCACTTGGATTAGATGCTGGTTTATGATCAATCCAATCTCCAGAACCTTTCCGGTATCTAATTAAAAATGAAATTTCGTGGACAGCAGTATCCCCACCAGTCGTTTTCGTACCAACATATTTCTGTGTAGTGAAATGACCAGCAACATTGCCGAAGTTATCGTAAATTGGAATAGAAACATCAGCGTAATCTAAAGTCGTTGTAGTTGAATTAATAACGTATAAACCACTTGGTAATGTAAAAACTAATTCAAGACCATCAAATAGATTTCCATCTGTTACTGAAGTTATCCAAGTATCATATTCTAATTTTAAATTTGGTGTACTATCTGGAGCATAAGTATCATTAAATTGCGGTATAGGAAGTTGGTTTAAATAACCATTTCTACTATTAGTAGTAATGGATACATAATCACTTACAAGTTTATTATTTATTTCAATTTCGTTGACGGATTTTATTGGACCTTGTGCAATCGCAAGCAAACAACTTAAAACTTGATCACCTGGATGGTTCCCAGATTCTATTGTGCTGGAATGCCCAGAAATAATATTCCCTTGAACGTTAATCATGCCGTAAATTCTTGGTAAGGATGAACCAAGTTGTTGCATAGTTTGAGGAGACCAAGAATAAGAATTAGAAGATTCAAATCCAGGGGTGCTGCCTCCTCCACCACCGCCACCACTATAGCCTCCTCCTCCACCATAACCTCCACCACCTCCACCACCAAACCCCATTGTTGGCAGACGGGGGGTTACTGGAGTAGGAATATTTGGTGCCTGAGCAGAAGGAGTTATTCCATATCTATTTGCTGCATATTTTATTAAAGCATAAGCCGGAGGACCTAACCAACCCCCTGTAGCCCAACCAGCAACAAGTCCAACACCAATTGCCAGTACATCAACAAGAACGGGATTATCCCTCATTATGGTGTCGGATTGAGCAGCTATCCAATTTACACCAGGGATAGCTCTAAAACCACCCCCAACGTAATCCCCACTTGGTTGCCCAAGGAACGTATCTAAAAAGGAGTCAAGCACACTTCCATGAGGGTCTGTCCAACTCTTCCACCCTGATTCAGTAAATCTTTTGGCTGCTTCATGAGGGTCCCAATCCGAGAGAGAAGAACCCATTAATGATGGTATTAGTACTAAATGATCACCTGATTGTAACTCATAGTCATTCTCTTTAATTATTTTCCCATTAACAGAAGGAATGAAACGTAATCCAGCACCCCACAATCTATGTAATAGATGAGAAAGAAACAAACCAGGAGAATAGTCAAATTCCTGATCAATCCGTTTAGTTCTATCAAAATAATTTAAACAGAATGTAATTTTAATTGATTTCATATTTCCAAAACCCATCCAGTCTTCCACGCCATCTGGGAGACTCCAAAGGTTCTATACTCACAAATCGTTTTACTTCAGCACTTAAAAAATGAGTACAATCTTCAGTTACTACCCCAACATGAGAAACAAATGGTCTAATTATCATAAAAGTAACTAAACAAAATGGTACTGGTTTTTCAAGTCTAATAAAATTGGCTTTACCATTAACATACGTTTCATTGTCTTCAGTATAATTTCCAAAAGATGTAGGATAATCGGGTAGCTCCCTGCCAAGCCGTTTATACACTTCCATACACAAACCATAGCAGTCAAATGTATTTGGGCCACGAGAGCCAAACTCAAATGGTTTCCCAATCAGATCAATGTACAAATCTAACTCCCATTGTTTGTAAACCTGGAAAACCCCCAAATCTAACTGCACCTTTGTCAACTGTTCCAGTTAATATCCTACATGTCTTCAGCGTATGATCACACGACTCCGTTTGTCCAGAATAACCACACTCTATACCTTTAAAAACCCAATTACAATGATACCCCATCATTCTAAAAAGAGGAAACCGACGATAAGTAGGACTTTTCATTCCAAGATTAAAACTTACCACCTTATTGTCTGCAACTGCACCCAAAACTTTAAATTGCGATTCAAATTCAGAATAATCCTCGGTCAAGTAGCCTGCATTCACAATTATAAGTTTTACCTCTTTATCAACAGCCCCATTTATACCTTCAATCTGAGCTTGCATTTGTCTATCCGTATTTGCTACAATTACAGTCAATTGGGGGATTGTGCCTGCCAAATCTTGAACAGGAGCTCTGATCTGCATTGGAAATGGAGAGAATACATTACCTTGATAAGTGATTGATTCTGTGTTTGAAACAAGCCGAAGTACGTCACCAGGGGAAATAGTTAATTCAAAAAGAATCAACCATGGGGAAGTCGAACTTAATTTATTTTTCTCTTGTTTTAAAACGGTAGAAGGCATAAGTTAAACCTGAATTAAAGAAAAAGAAACATTCCATAATGCGACTTGAGGCATCTGAAATTCTGGTATGGTTTCATAGCGAACTGTATAAACTGTACTTGTAATGGGATGAGTCCAAGAAAATGTATCAACGTCTTTCATAGCCTTCATATGATTTTCAAGAGCAGTTTTATCAGATTGAGATAAATTTTTATAATTTAATTGGAACATATACCGATCTCTACTAAAACGTGATCGTGCTAACTGATAACCCGCCTCAAACTGTGTTTTAATAGAGCTTGGTAGGATTTTTTCACTAATAGGATAAGTTGGTAATGATGACAACGTAGGAAAAGCCATTATCTCAAACCTCCTAAAACACCACGACTATTTATATTATTTAGAACTACATCTATAATATATTGTTGATCATCTTTTGTTTGTCGTCCACGTGCAGACGCTTGAAGTAATTCACTACTTTGATTATCCATCATTACAGTAACGCCCAATGGGACTAACACCGGAGAGGCAGCAGATCCGGCTCCCCTACCACTTTGTACATTGATATTGTTAATTACTGTTGGGCTGGTATTCTTAACTTTCTTTACAAAATCAACATCCTCTCTACTCAAAACATATTCACCTTTTTGAGCAATGATTGGTACTTCATTACTTGTTAAACCACCCCCATGATACTTTAAAACTGCGCCACCCTTGTGCATCATATTAGCAGTAAAACCCCCCTTATGTGCAAAAGATGCAAGTCCCTCTCCAAAACCCCCAACACTGCCAGCTGCACCTGCACCTGCCTCTGCACCTCCCTCTGCAGCTGCACTTGCACCTGCACTTGCACCCCCAAAAAAATTACTAAAAAACCCAGAAGAACCAATGGCTTTTATTAACGCCGCCATATAATTAACGACTGCTTCATAAATGGACTTCATCCACCCCCAAGCAACCTCAGCCATTTTACTAAAAATACTTGAGAAGGAGTTAACCATTCCTCCCCCAGCCCCTTCAATCTTCCCAGAGATCGCTCCTATTCCATCTGTTACTGTAGTCCCAATCTCCCCAACACTCTCAGCAGTTTTCGTTTTAGCCTCAGTTAGCCACCCAAAAAAAGTAGTAAAAATAGATTTCCCCGAACCTGAACCTGGTTTTGTTTCTCCTGATAACAAACCAAAGAGGTCTTTAATTGCGGAATCCGCCATAAAATCAGTAGCTTTTTTTAGAATCGAATCTAAAAAACCCTGCCAAATTTCACTTGTACCTTTAGAATTTTCTGCTGCTTGCTTTTGAGCTTCTGCTAATTTTTCTTCCACTTCTAATTGTTTTAACTTTGCGTCTATAGTAGCTTGTGCAGTTTGCTTTTCAGATTCAGATAATGAGTTATTACTTGCAATAACTTCTTTATCTAAAGCAAGTTGTTGTTTTTGAAGGGCAATATTAGCTAATTGCTTGGTGGTGTCGTAAACTTGGCGATCTTTATCAGGATTAAGGTTCCCTTTAAATCCTTCAAACATAAGAGTAGAGAGACTACTCTTCATATCACCAGCTACACCTTTAAATAAATTCTTCCATTGGTTAGCATTTGATCCGATTTCATTCGTTACATCCCGCATGGCTTTCTTTAAGCCAACATACATATCCGAACCAGAATTTAACTC